CAATAAGAATGTTAAGAGCATCAAGTAAGTAAGCGTAAACAGACAAATAATGAATTGAGGGGACATTTAGGCTTATTCCTACTAAGATTGAAAGCACAACAAGAACACTAATGAAAGCTGCACTCAAACCTAAGAAGATTCCTAATCGTTTAGTAGAGGGAGTACCATTAGATGAGAGGGCTTTATTAAGCCAAATAAATAACTTACTCACATCACCCCCCAAATACTTTCTTACAAACTGCTAAATAAGCCTTCCTGTCAGCTAACCCATTAGTGCCACCATTAATAGCTTTTGTTATGTCAAGGAAAGATTGTTCGGTGTTCTTGTCGGCATCGTCATTTAGCTTGTGTTTATTCCAATACCAACACCCCACCATTACGGCATAGTGCAACTCTTCTAACAATTCAGGATGACGTAAGCAATCAACATTGGTTTCTAATGAGAATTGATAGTAGTTAGATTTGAATGTCAAATGACACAACCCCCTCCCTCTGTATCTAAACCCATCACCCGATTGTTCATCCCCATTGCCAAACCTGTTAGCATACACACGGTTAGCAATCTCTTGTGGTTTGCCAGCATAAGCTACAGCTATAAGTTTAGACCTAAAATATTTAGGAAATACAGCTAACAATCGTTCAGGTGATGTGTAGTTTGTGTTCTCAATAAACTTGGTAAACCCTTGAGTCTCACAAGCATATTGAGCTAGGAAGTGTGATATGCGTAACGGTGTTGTAATATTATATTTAGGCAGCAATGTATTCAAAGCTACAACCAATTCTTTAGTGTCTTTGCATTTTGGTGCAATCTGTTTTAATTGTAGCTCTGTAATCATTTTATTTCCCTACGCAAATACAGATATGAAAGCCCTGTATGGGTCTACTAATGACAGGTTGGATGTGTCGTCAAAGACTTCTACTTGAAATGCACTTGCAGCGAGTGTTCCTCCGTTCTTCACCATTATAATACCTGTTGCGTTAGCTCCACTGTTACGCATACAAGTGTTTACTACATAGTCAGCACTTGTCATTGCTGTCGTAAATGTGATTGTAAAATCTCCAGTGGAGTTTCTAACAACAGAGGCCACATTATAGCTTGCCTTTATACTTCCCGTAGCATCAAACACAACCCAAGCCTTAGCTGCCCAAGGAGCTGCCGCAGCCGTAGCAGGTGCTACATACTCTGTTGTATTTGTCAAGGCATTTACTTCAACCTGTGTAGCTGCACGAGAGATGCCTAGATTAGTAGTAGTGGCTTGTCCTGTCTTTAAATCAAACTGTGTTTTATTGACAGCACTGTTACCTGTCGTAGCTGTAGCAACAGCAAACTCTTGCCCACTGTTACCAGCTACAGGGGCTTTTGTTGCTAGTCCTGTATCTAGTTGACTTTTATTTACTACTTCATACCCTGCTGTACCATTAGCAGCACTGAACAATTGAGAGCTAGACCCCGCTAATAAGGCTTTTAAAGCTAATGCAGAATCCACTTGTGTTGTAGAATACACACCAAGGTTTGAACGGGCTGTAGCTGCGTTAGACAATGAAGCCAACGTGCCATAGTTTGTAATGTGTGTATTCAGGTTAGATTGTACTGTAGCAGCACTACCATAGTTATCAAACGCTAATGCCCAATAAGCGGCCTCAGTTGCGGGGTCTTTGTTTGTTCCTACTTGTAAAGCCTTATAAACTAGACCATTACGTTGAACATAAGACTTGTAATTTGCATGGTATTGATATTCTACCAACGAGTCCCATTCAGGAACACCCATTTGAAACGTATATGCAATACTTGTGTCTTGTCTGTTTTGAAGCCAGTTCATATACTCATAGTTAGGCTTCTCAACAATATGCCCTGTTTGAATCTTTGTACTGTTTGGTGCTACAGAGCCACCACCAGCAGCACTAGCCCACTGATAAGTTAGGTCTGGTTTTACTATTTTAGCCATTTGTAGCTCCTTATACTTTTTTGATTGTTAAGTAGTCAATGAACCGTTCAAAATTTGACGTCCAAAACTTAAAGCGACCAGCGTTTACTGTTCCCGTTGAGGAAGCAGTACCTTTTAAAATTCCATCAACATAAACGCTTATCGTACTACCAACTCTTGCTACTTTTATGACTTGTTGGGCAGCTAAATTTATACCCGCTGGAAAACTTACTAAACCACCACCGCCAACCAGTGCAGGCGGGTTTGATGACAATTCGATATGGCCATCAACAAATGCGTATAAAGTTAAAACCGCACCTGATTCGTCCTCTAACTGCCACAAATGCTCACCAAAGTCATAAGCCCAATCGTTAAAACTTACGGCAACTTCAATTTCAAAATCATTTTCGAAAATCAAATACGGGCTTAACGCGCCGCTATCATCTATCGTCGTATAGTTGTTGCGAGCAAACAGTTTATTGTTAAAAATGTACGCAAACGATGAGCCGCTAACCACGCCTAATCCGCTTGCTGTTGTGTTGCCTGTGCTGTCAGTTGTTGTTGTCGCACCATCAACGCCGATAAACTCATAATTAACAACTGTTGATAGTGTAGCACCAAACATGTATGGATTAATTAACATCATGCCCGTGTACCTATCAATGTGATTTTCAAACCTTTAGCTGTGCCGTCACCAATTTGGTCAATATCAATGGTAATTTCAGCATCATCAGCTAAAGATGTATCACTAATAACTGGTGCTGTGGTGGCTGTAGTTGATGTTTTTTCAGTGTTATCAATAGTTAGTTTGGTGCTTAGAATGGTTGTTCCACTGTCATTAATATCAACAGTAAAAATACTACCACTTGCTTGTGCAGTCGATAGACTAGCTCTTACAGCACCGACAGTGAAAGCATAAGGCATACGGAATGTAACTTTACCTGTGCCTGTTGTTAATGCTGTACTTTCATCACTGGCTGCCAATACTAAATACTCTGTCTTAGCTTGCGCGATTGTGCCGTAAGTAGAGGCTGCTGTAGAGGTAGTTAGGTATGTACTAGCGGCTGTAGCAGACGTTAAGTAAGCTGATAAATCAACTAACAAAACATAAGAACCGCCCTCAAACTTATAGTGGGCATTAGTATCTTCATCATAGACAACGCAGCCTTCTGGTAGGGTATAAAAAACCCAAGCACCAGCTACTCTTGCAGCGAGCTTATTATCTTGTCCAACAAAAGCACCACTTCCTGTTGTTACAATGTAACGTGTACCATTTGTTGTAGTTACGGGCGCGGCCACAAAATCTAAAACATTGATGTGTAACATTGCCCCAATCTTAACAAGGTTGGCATCCATCCCTGTATTCCAATTATCTTCACCTAATGCCCACCCGTAGCTTAATCCACTAATCGGGTCTGTTAATGCTGTCATGCTTCTCTCCTTATTTATGCTTTTCCGTATGAGTAGCCATAGCCATGCCCATATCCATACCCATATCCTAGTGCTATTTCATACGATACGCAAATTGGTAAAGGTATGATGCTACCGATGCTACTCAAGCCTCTCAAGAAATACTCTTGCAAAGCTGTTAGTGTAGCGTAGTGGATAATCTTTAAATGGGCATTACCCATTTCTTCTATACTGCTGTCACTTCTTCCAACAATGTAATTAACAGCATCAATAACACCTTGAGGGGTTGTATTTGAAATGTTAGCTACAATCCTAGCCTTAATGATAAAGCGGTATGTATCGTCATCCACTTCAAACGAAGCCCCTTCGCTGTCAGAGATGGATTTCCATGTTCCACCTAACGCTGCATCATATAAACTACCAAAGGTTTGTGCCTGAGAAGCCCCTTCAAAACCAAAGAAAGGGAATAACGAGAAGTCAACTAACACTCTTGGTTGACCAACAATAGCCCCTATCATATCTAGCTGACTACCTACCGCAGTCTCTAAACTTCTAAGACCAATTAAGTCTTGAAGCATATCTTGTATTTCAATGATTTCTGTGATAAAGATATTGATGTGGGCATCAAAGATTGGTTTATTCTTAAACTGTTGCGTGTATCTGCTTCTTGCTTGTGCGAGGTAATCTACTTCTGTTATACTGCCCATGAAGCCCCCTTAAACAAACGATACTAAGATATTAGAAGCTGATATGTTGACAATCTCGTTATAATCAACTGATATGTTGCTTGTTCCTACAGGAGAGGCACTTGTACCAATTGTCATTCCACTAACGTAGAAGCCACCTGTTGCACCGTTAATTGGTGTATATAATCTACTGTACAAAACATCTTCGCCAATCCCAAGCGTACTTAGGTAATCTACTAAAGCTGTACGGATTAAATCTTCACCGTCTGTAGGGAATGAACTGTCAACAGAGATTGTCAATGAGATGTAGATGGGTAAGTCTGTAGGTCTATCAAATGATATATCGTGTAATATACCTTGACTGTCAGCTACACCTGTTGTTACTGTACCATAGCTTAAAATACCCGCTGGTTTGTTATCCCATATTGCCTGTGCAATCTCTGTTGTAATACCGCCCAATACGATAGGGTAGAAGCTGTGGGCAGGGACAGGTGGGGATACGAAAGCTGTATCAGTTTCATTCTCGTAAATAACAATCTGCTTAACACCGTCAAGTTTTAACACAGAGGCATAGATAGCTTCATAAGTGTTACTACCGTCTTGAAACTTAGCTTGTAAGAAACGTAAACGTAGTTCAGCATCAGTCTCTACCACTTTACCCGCGATAGCTGCAAACGGGTTTGTCACCGTATCCCAACCAACTAAAGGTGATTGAATTGTTTCAACAGTGTTAGCATCTTGTAAGTTAACACCTGTCTCTGTACAAGTAGCTAAGGTTTGTTTCTTAGCTTTGTTAATCGTAAATTGTGTTGCTACAAAGTCACAAGCATAGTCTTGGTTTGTTACTTGAACAAGCAAATCAGCACCAACCAATGTTGCTTCAATATAAGTAGAGTGTGATGCGTTAACAACACCCATCAATCCGTTGACAATACTAGAAGTAGTAGCACTAACACCGCTAGTATAAGTAACAGTAACGGGATTAAGATTGCTGCCAAGTACCTTATAGGTAAAAGAATAAGCTGTACTGTCTGCCACAACCGTAGGGGTGATTTGGATTGC